CCCAACGATCTGTTTGCCATGAGCTAACAGACGCTCCAGGGTGTTCTTGGGGAACCTCATATCCGAGTCAACCCAGAGAATGTATTCCGCACCGTCTGCCAGCGCTTCTTTCGCTAGAGACTCGCGTTGAGAGAAGATCAGCGTGCCTGGTGCTGTGTAGAGCAATAAAGCACCACCGTGTTTGCCGACCCGATTAGCACCGTCATAAGCAGCTAATCGAGCCATGTCAAAAGATGTGCCGGTCATCATCGTGTCCCTGCATGGGACGCATAGAGCTACTTTCATACTTTTCCTGGCCTCGTCCTGAAGTGTCTGTTTTCTGGGTCGTTCATCCACGCCCTGAATCTTTTATCGTCAATCACCGCAAACCCACGCATGATGCCCTTGGCGTTTAGGTCATCAACCACAACAAAGGGAAGTTGTGCGTAGCGTGTCCATTCACCCCATCGCTCACGCTCGTCTGTCGCGTTGTACAGGGCTTTATTCTGCTCGACGATGTCCGTTATCTCTTGCGTCCTCTGGAACACAAACTGATCGTCGGTAGCGTGAAATGTTGTCTTTGTGCTCATAAAAAAAGGGAGGTTGTTACGCCTCCCTTCTTTTTACCACAGTTTATAACTTACGCAGTTTTCAGATCCGCGAGGATACCGTGGGCTGCTTCGTTACGCATTTCCATCGTGAACTCAGCAAGGATCTGGGTCTTTTCAGAGTCACCAGTTTTTGCAAGTTCGTTCGTCTGGAACGGACGCAGGTAACCAATCGCTGCGTACTCAGGGTCGAGGATGAACGCATCACGGCTACGAACGAAACGATCTGGTACAACAGAGATCGAACCGAAGTCGCTGAGGTAAACGTCAGCCGCGCCGATGATGGTCGTAGGAGCATCCGAAGGAGCCATGTAACGCTGTGCTGCGATACCAGCAAAGGCAGATACAGTCTGCTTCAGTGCAGGACCAACCACGAGGATCTTGGGGCTGCCGCCAGAGGTGTAAACCTGCTGAACGCCATCCTTAAGGATTGCCTCGGTAAAGGTACGGGTTGTGCCGTCAGAACGAGTCGAAACACCGATTGTGGTGGGGTTAGCACCGTCAGTCGTGTTGTAGTTCGAGTTAGTCTTGAGCCAAGACAAAAGCGAACCCAACTTGCGAGCCGTGGACGAATTACCAGCACTGCGACCCTGGTTAGCAGCAAGGATCGTCTCTTGGTCACGCTTGAGCTCTTGCGAAGCCTTCGAAAGCTGATAAGCCTTCTCTGCGCGGCGACCTGCAAGATCAACGGCCATCATCGTGCCTGACACCTGGATCGTCTTAGCAACGATCTGCGTGTAGTTACCGAGACGAGTCGTCGGGCTGATGGTTGCCGCGGTAGCGTCGTCACCTTCAACCTGTGCGTTGTTGGTTGTTGCTGCTGCCAACGTGTCGGTCTGCCACTCGTGGTAGACAGCCGTTGCTTTGGTGCGAGCAAGCGACGAAAGGATAGGTGTCTCGGTCGGGCTGATGTTGTAAATAACATCGGTTAGATCTTCACGCTGACCGATAGCGGTGAAGGTCTGGAATGTACCTGAAGGAACAGTCATTTCTAACTCCTAATTACAAGAATCTTTCAAAAACCCTTGCAGCGTCCTGTCGACTACCTGTCTTTTTGAGACGCGCAAAGTCCTGTTTTGCTGCTTCTGACTGAATGGTCTTACCTGTGGCAGTCCCAGGCTTTAGCAACTTCGGAGCCTCCGTGACCTTTTTGGTTACCCCAGGCTTACTCTGCTGCAATTTCTGATACTGCGCGGCCATCCATAACGTCACCACGGCACGAGAGTCAGTCGCACTTGCAAGTTCAGCATCCGAATAACCAATGCTCTTTGCAAACGCCCTTAAATCACTACGGACTTTCTCACCCTTCTTCGGATCGGCGTAGTCTGGGATTGCACTTGCAACCTTCTGCGCCTCTTCCGCGATGCGCCTCTCCATCTGAACCTCTTGCTCGGCTTGTTGCTCTCTGGCAATGCGTTGCTGCTCGGCTCTTAACTGCTGGAGTTGCTTCTCTTGGCGAGTCATTTCCGCGACCTTCACTGCATATGCAATGGGATCGGTCTCTTTCAAACTCTCAATATCCTCACCTTGCATCTGTTGGCTCAGGAATTGATCCATTACCTTCAGTCGCTCGGCGTAGGCATCTCGTGCCTGCTTTGCTTGCTCGACAGCGGCTTTTTCTGCCTCTACTGCTTTACGCTGTTCTGCAAGCGCGTTAGTTTTCTTATGGTAATCAGTGCCCTTTTGGTAGCCTTCGATCAACTCTTGGAGGGTCACCTCGCGTTCTTCACCCGCGGCTTTCACCACAAAACGCTGTTCCTCCTCTTGAACCTCCTCTTGGACTTCCTCAGACTCAGATTCACTGACAGCAATTTCCTGTTCTTCTGACTGGGGTTCTGGTTGCTCCGCTGGAGTCCCACCACCATCCATCATCCCAAGAAACGCATTTGCCGCCTGTCCCACTGTCAAGCTAGTCCCTTGCGGGTTGCTGCTTTCCATAAACTAACCTCTACTTAAAAAGTTTGAATCGTCTCTTGTTCATCTCGCCTTCGGCGGCAACGGACTCAAGACGCGCTTTCACACGACGCACTGCGCTAATCATAAGATACGAGTCCTCACGAAGCTCAATGTCGTCCTGATGACTATTGATAATACGCTCGATGTTGTCTTTTTCCAACTCAGCGAAGATTTCTGTCAGAAACTCATCGCCAAGTAAAGCCTTTGCTCGCTCCCAACGCTGGGTCATAAGAGTCCTTTAGCCTTGTTTTTAGGGATTCGTGACTCGTTGAGAGCCTCTAGGAAATCCTCGCCGTACTTGTTGACAGCCTTCTTACGGACAACGTATTCACCGACCTGTAGGCTTCCATACCCATCATCAGGATTGCTTGGATTTGGCCCAAGTAAACCTTTGACTTTCCCGCCTTTCTCGTAAGCGATCTTATCTGGCGTGATCTTCCCGCCCATGTAGCTTGCCTGCCTGATGTCATTAGCAGGGATTACTTCGCCGCCATAACTTTCACCCGTTTGGCTTTCGTAAGCCTTCTGTAGCGCAGTCTTATCAAAGATCCCAGGCTGGAATAAAGGCTTAGTTCCGGTGACAGCAGGGATGCCAAACTCTAGGGACTGAGGTAACAAACGGGTATAACCAGCCGCCCCTGACTTAAACATAAACGGGGCTTGCTGTGTTGGGCCTGCGCCGTAAAAGAAGTCGGTTGTAGGTGTTTTTAGTGAAGTTGTCCCGCCGCCAACAGTAAACGGAACAAAGTTAGCGGTCGGTATTTGCACACCACCCAAAGCTGCGTCAATCACGCTTGCAGGGACGTTCTGCGACATTGCGTACTGCCTGACCATCTGAGCAGATACGTTGGGATTGTCTTTGAAAAGATTCTGTATATACGGAATCATTTCCGCGCTTGTATACGCAGACAATGGTTTGGTGTTGCTTACAGGTTGATTGACGACGGGTTGTTGTACGACGGGAGCCTTTGGGAAGTTAAGGCTTGCAACCAACGCAGCCATTTGGCTATCAGGAACACCTTGTTGTCCTGCAAACACTCTGAACTCATCAGGTGTAATGTACTTGCCAGCCGCCTGTTGTTGCGCGATAAGGTTCTGAGCAAACGGAACCATCTCGGTAAACGTATAGTCGGCCATCGTCTTAGGAACAATGTTCCCAGAAGCGTCTAGCTTCTGCCATGACTGTAGAGTTGGTGCTGTCACGGTAGACCCCTGGTTAACTGTTTGGTTTACGGTCTGGTCTACTGCCTGATTATTTGTTGTCTGATTGACTGGCTGTGAGATTGTGTTAACGACATCCGTTACTGTCAGCGGCTTGATTGCGTCATCAACAGCCTTAAGCAGATTTGCATCAGTTACGCCCAAAGCCTTTAGTTTGTCGCTTCCAAACTTGTTAGAAACGTACCAGTCAAACTGCTGTTGAGGTGTCATCACAAACCACGATGAAGGCAAGTTGATGCCTATGGCTTGCGCGTCTGTGCGTAGCTTTTGCTGCGCGTTTATTGCTGTTTGATAGTTGTTTTTATCGGATTCACTGCTGAACGTAGTGCCATCCGTTGCCGTGTATACCGGAGGAGGCTGGTAAACCGGAGGAGGCTCGTAAGGCGGCGGCTCTTCTTGCGGTGGCGGAGCAAAAACATCCGACACGGCAGACCTAGCCACATCAGGACTAAAACCTAACATATTCGTTAGGCCAAAGTACAAAAGGGTGTCGGGGTTTGTGTTGGAGATTAGACCTTGATTGAGAAGATACTGAACGTCTGCGCTGTTAGGGTTTGAGAAGTACTGATCGACAAACGCCCTAAGCTGATCGGTTGTATATCCGTTGTATGTAGCCATGATTTACCCTGGTATCTCGACGTTGCCAGTTATACCTGCCCCGACCTTCATCGCCTTCATCTGCGCTTCTGCCTCAAACTCCATGCGTTTGAGTTCTAGCTCGGCTAAAGCCTTCTCTCTTGCAAGCTGAATATCGGCCATAGCCTTTTGACGCTTAATCTCGATGTCTGCTTGAGCTTGCGCCATCATCATTTGAATGGCAGGATCTGGGCCTTGTTGTTGAGGTTGTGCAAGTGCAGCATCGATCTCTGGGCCTACAGGCTTGAAGAACTCTGCTGAATCTGGGAACCCTGCCGCCTCAATCAACTTTCCTAAGACTGATCTGTACTGCGAGACGCTCACTAAAGGATTGTTCGGGCCGTACGCTTGGATGATCTGCTCTTGTTTTGACAGAACCATACTGAGCATTGCCATCTTTTGTTCCATGCTCCCCGTACCAAGTCCGACATTCACTGACACATCGTACTGGTTCGACCACTCTCGCGGGTCGTACTGGACGTACTGCCCACGCATCCGAATCAAAACTGCTTTGTCCTGGTATTTGCATAAAAGATGTAATAACCCTTTGAATAAGTCTTTTACGCCTGTTTCTGCAAAGATCCTAGCGATGAGTTCTATCTTGCCCTGTGAGGCTTGCGTAAGGGCTGCTATGGCCGCAGCAGTGACGTTCTGTAGGATGTTAGGGTCAAGACCTTGAGAGGCTTCTGTAACGCCTGTGCGTTTAGCCTGAACTTGATCGAGGTACTCTAAAAGAGGGAAGGCTTGCTGACCAACAGGAGGTGTCGTGATTGGAACCAGCGCAGCAGGATTCTTCATCCTCACCACGCCACCAGGCGTAACGCTCAAGAGATCATCGAGGTTGACCTGACCTTCGACAGCACCCATGCGGGTATTGTTTTGCAGGTAAAGGTTATCAAGCATCTGCCTCGTTACAGTCGTCTTGATAAGCTGGAGATCAACTGTACGATCAGCAGGACAATCCCCAAAAAAGCGATGAGGAATCGGAATAGGACAGATGGTGTAAAACGGCACATAGTCGGTTTCCTCGTTGCTTAGGATTTCGTTCCCCGAAAAATGCACCCGTCTTAGTTCTGCAATCCCATCCCCATCGTAGTCAGTCTTTAGGTAGCACTCAAACACTTCAACCGTCTGCATGGACTTATCGAGACTTGGCTCCATGTAAGGCTGTTCATCACGGTTGTATCGAGCTATGTACTCAGCGGAAAACTCAAGGTCGTTGTAGACCGGAAGGTTCATCACGATCTCAGGATCAAACCCCATTGAGACAAGATCCGACCTTGTGATGAGTTTCCTGTGCGCGACAAACGGTGTATCTCGAACGGTCTTTCCTGCCTTAGAGATCAAGAACTCTTCTGGAGGCACGTTCTCGACCTTGATCTTTCCGGCTTTAGTTTTCTTCATCAGCGCAACGTTATGGACACGCATGACTTGACCGTCAATATCCTGCTCAATCGTCTCTTGCGCTGCGATCTCCATCGTCCCGTCAGACATAAGCATGGCTAGCTCATCGTCTGTCAGGTTCGCGTACTGCTCCTTAGTGACTGAAATCGAGTCATCCCAGTAGGCTTTGATAACACCGACCTTCTGAAGGATTGCGTCCTTGAACCAGTCGTGCATGATCGAAATGCCAGGGTTCTGCTTCATCAGCACCCAGTTGCAATATTCAGTAGCTTGCATTGCCATAGGCTCATCGCCTGGGCCTACAGGCTCGAATACGCCAATTTGATCGGCAGACGTAAACAAACGCATGAGAGGAGGAAGCATCCCGTCGATAGCTTCTGCAACCTCGCCGGTTACGATCTGGCTGCGACCCTCTACCTCGTTACCGTAGGGGTCACGCATGTAGGCCGTTAGAGCGTTCTTACGCTGCTCGACCGTCTCGGTCTCCAAGAAACCTATCGCGTTATCAATCTCACCTTGGAGAATCGCCTTTAATCGTCCGTCATCCATTTAGACCACCCAAGATACGTTAGGTTTCAGCGGC